TTATCGCGCGCGCTCTGCCCCATACTTGCCCTCCCCCTTGCTGAACCCGGCCAAGCCGCCGCGCAATGCCGTCATCGGCAGATCGAGAATGCTCTCCTTCACCACGGCCGGATCGATGCCGCGTTTGCGCAAGGTCCGCGCGATGGCAAAGGTGACACTCCCACAACCAACCAGCGAAACAAGCGTAAAAGCCGTCGTATTGCGGTCGGTGAAGAAATGATAAGGCTCCGGCAGGCCAAACAGCACCGACCAGAGCCAGAGAAAGCCGCCAGCCACCAACAGCGTCACCAGCCCCGTCGCGTGGCCATTAGCCTCCTTGACCTGCGTTTCGCCACCGTCACTTTTATCCGCGCCGTTGGCCATGAGGCAAACCCACAGGAACGGCACACTCAGGATTGGCAAGGGCGCCACGAACAGCATCCAGAGCAGCAGGCCCCACGGGGCAACGTGGATGACCGTGCGATAGGCAATCAGCGCAGGCCCCAGCACGAAGAAGGAAAGCGCCCGTCCGATTACCCCGATCAGATGGCCGACAGGGGCGATTGCGCGGTCGGGCGCATCCCACCATCGATCCTTCCACCTGGCCCAGCTCTTTCTGGGCTCCAGCATCAGTAGAACCGCACCGCCCAGATAAAGCACCGGCCAATACCAAGGCAGCGCCGGAATGAGCCGCCATGACAGATCCGCCGCGCGGGCGGATGAAAGCGTTCCACCTCCAACTGAACTGAACAGCGGCGAAGTCGCGGCGCCGCCGCTCGGCCGCACCTGCAAGGCTTCAAACCGGGCCCGCTCGGCCACGGAAAAGTCGGGCCGGATGAGCATTTCGCCTGAGTCGCGGGCAATGGCACCCAGAAAGCCGCCCATCGTATCCTGCCCGACCGCCTGCGCCAGCGAGGCGGCAACCCGATCCCCCCGAACACAGCCGGTAAAGCCGGTCACCGCCCGCGCGATGGCCGCCTCACAGCCCAAAAACAGGACAGTCCCGTCCGCTTCCCGGCTCGCCCGCTCAATATCGGCTATAACAAATCGCCCGGTCTCACGGCCAAGCGGGTCGCGCATCACGAAAGCACCGTTCTCCACATGGCCGACGATGACCACCGTCTTGTCGCTTCGGCCGGAAATCATAGCCAGCAGTTCATCCAGACTGCCCGAAAAGCCTTTGTGCAGCTCGCCAAGAGCCGCGCCGAGAGAATGGCGCATATCGACATCAAGGGGATCGAACAGCGATATGACCTGAATATCGTGCCGAAAGAATGGCCGATCGACTATCCAGCGGATGTCGTCCAGACCCTTGGCGCCGATATCGAGAAAGAGGCCGGGCGATTCCTCAAAGCCGATCACCGGCGTTTCCCCGACGCGGAACTGCTTGATCCGATGCATTTTCTCGCCCCGCTGCAAGGCAAGCGAACGGACATTGCCCATCAGATTGTCGAGATCGATTTTCGCCAGATCATCCGTATCGAGCAACAGGTCGAGCTGGTGAAGCGTATCTGATGCCGAATTGTTGAAGCGGAATTTGCCCAGATCGTCGAACTGGCCGCCCAGCCTGAATTCCTTGCCCAGAGCATCGACCAGAACCGCGCCATCATCGCCAAATGTCAGATAGGCAGAGGCACCCTTACGGCCGATTGAGGACAGGGCGGACAAACGATCAAGCGCGGCGGCCTTGCGCGCGATACGGGTCGCCTTGGCGGCCTTGGCCGCTGCATTGGCGGCTTCTCCGGCGTCATCGAGCAGCCTCCCCGCCTTGAGAACCAGCGGCGCCGCCATCAGAGGTTGAGGCTGAGCAACCAGTAGGCTAACCATGAGTAGCGCGCGGGCAATGATCCTCATAACACCCCCAATTGCTGCGAACTATTTTTCGAATGCGGTATTCATGTAAACTGATCGGGCAGTCTCTTTATCGAGACCATATTCCACCACATCAATTGCCCTGTCCAGCGCAATACAGCAAATATGCTCGCACGATTTTAGATAGAAAGCATGGGATTTTAATCGATGTGATGCAGGATCATTCAACTACAGAAGATCACTATTAAAATATGCCGCGTTGAAACATCAGGATCGCGGGAAGCTGCTTCAGACCTACCCTTAACGAGAACAGGCGCCAGCGCGAAAAGGTTGGGCGTGGCTGCGGAAACGCAGAAGGGCGGTTTACACCGAGGTGTAAACCGCCCTTCTATTACGCACCTAAGTACCTGTTATATGGTAGCGGAGGAACGCTGCGACCTTAACAGTAAGGTTTACCGAATTGAAGTTTGATCCGGCCAGCAAGGCCCGGATCTGCGGTTTGCCAGCCATCACGCGCCCCACCCTGAGGCGCATGATTCGGCAAGCCGCGCGTGATGATATGCCCATTTTTAGAGTGGCGCCACGCACCCAAAGAAATCCCGAAATCAGGGTGGCGCTATGTTCCGCGCAGACAACAAAATTCAGACATCGAAGTTCTTTGCCAAGGGAGGCCGCGCATGAGCGGCTATGCCATTGGCGATCTGGTCGGCTGGCAGGTCAAGGCGCTGGAAAAAGGCGGGCGGATCGGTGATCGCGTCCGCCGCGAGAGCTATGACGAAAACGACCGCCGCGCGCAGATCTTCCGCCCAATCTGCGGCGGGCGCACGGCGGAGGCCCTGCGCTGGCGCGACAAGCTGATCCAGGTGGCGCGCGAATATAACACGCTGCACAAGCGCAAGGGCGAACGCGAAGGCCCGCTGGGCAGCAATGGCCTTTGGGTGCTGGAAGTCCTGCTCTCGCTGGTCGATTTTGCCTCGGGCCGATGCGAACCTGCGCTCGACACGATCTGCGCCAAGGCCAAGCTGGCCCGCGCCACGGTCGTCAGCGCCATCACCAATTTGCAGTCCCACGGATTCCTGCAAAAGGTGCGCCGCACCCGCAAGACCGGACGCGGCCCTACCGAAGGCCCTCAGCGCGAGCAGATCAGCAATGCCTATGCCTTCGCCGTCGCGCTGAAAGAGAAGGTGCGCCAGCGTTTCCAGCAACTGATCGGCGGTCGCAAGCGCGCGCAGGAAATCCGCGAGGCCAAGACCCGCGAGGCGCAGGATCGCGCCGAGGCTCTGGCCTCCCCTACCTCGCGCTTGGGGAGCCTGCTGCTGCCCAACGCCCCCAAACTGGCAAAGGAACTCGACCGCCTCGGGGTTCATTTCGAAGGCCAGACTGCGAGTTCAGCCACTAGGGAGTACCCCACCCCAGAATCTAAAGGGGAAAAGGAATGATGCAGCTTAGGGCTGCATCATGCGTGATTGGACGATAAAGCGCGCGCGGACAGGTCAAATTCGCGTTATGCGGCGGTGCTTACGGCACCGTTGAACGGAGCGGCATAGCCGCTCCTGGGCTTCCCAGAGGGGAAGCGGGCAAAGTTTGCGCCAGGCTGGCGGACGTCACCAGCGGGGAGAGGTTTTGCGCACAGAAACGCACGGACGCCTCACCCCGGCCATCACATCGAAATGTGCGGTTTTTGGGCCTTTCCGACCGTATAGCCGCCGCCCATTATGCACATTTTCCGATGAAAAAGGCGAAAGCGAGGCGTGGGGGCGAGGGCGTTTCGGCAGGGGGCAGCGCGGCGCGGCGGCGCGGGCAGGTCCGGCCAACCCCGACCCCCAAGGCCATTGTGCATAACTCGGTTAAAAAGAACATATATAGAACAAATAGCATTGCACTGCGGGAATCGAGCTGCCATTACGTCACAAAATGACCCAGCGACACGCACGGTCAAGGAGTGACAAAGTGAACGAAGACAGTTTCGCAGCCCTGTTCGCGCGATCGGGATTGTCGCTTGAGGACGCAGAAGCTGAGCTGGGCATATCGGAACGACAGATCCGACGATATCAGGCTGGCCTGATCGACGCGCCAAAGCTGGTTCGGGAACGGGTTCGTGACATCGCGGCAAGGCGTATCGCCGACCGCCCCCCTGCCCGGTTCAGCTTTGTCGACCTGTTCGCAGGCATTGGTGGCCTGCGCCTCGGATTCGAAGCCATCGGCGGGCGTTGTGTGTTCACCAGCGAATGGGACCGCTGGTCAAACGAGACATACCGCCGCAACTTTGCCGATGGTGACGACCATGTGATGGCGGGCGATATCCGGCCCTATGGAGCCGATCCATCGCTGATCCCAAAGTTTGACGTGCTGCTCGCGGGCTTCCCCTGCCAGCCCTTTTCACTGGCAGGCGTTTCCAAAAAGAACTCGCTGGGCCGCGCCCATGGCTTTGCCGACGAGAAGCAGGGCAACCTGTTCTTTGAGATCGAGCGGATCATCCGGCATCACCAGCCGAAAGCCTTTCTGCTGGAAAACGTCAAGCATCTCCAGCGCCACGACAAAGGGCGCACTTTCGAGGTTATCCGCCGCACGCTGGAAGATGACCTCGGCTATGCGATCGACACCAAAATTGTCAGTTCCGAGCCTTGGGTGCCCCAGAAAAGGGAACGCATTTTCATTGCCGGTTTCCGCAAGGATGTAGGCTTCAAATTCTCCGGCTTCGACGCGCTGATCCCGCCCCGCAAGGATTGGCCTACTCTGTACTCGATCCTGCAGTCCCACAACGAGGTGGATGCCAAATACACCCTGACCCCCCGACTGTGGGAATATCTGCAGGAATATCGCGCCAAGCATGAGAAGGCAGGCAACGGCTTTGGCTACAGCATGTTCGGCCCGGGCGATGTCACCCGTACCCTCTCGGCCCGCTATCACAAGGATGGCTCCGAAATCCTGATTGCCCAGAAGGACGCACGCCCCCGCCGCCTGACGCCACGCGAGTGCGCGCGCCTGATGGGATTCGAATATGGCGAGCGTGAATGGCACATCCCTGTGTCTGACACGCAGGCCTATCGCCAGTTCGGCAACGCCGTGGTGGTACCGGTGGTCGAAACCATCGCACAGTATATGGAACCCTATATTTCGGACATTCTGGGGCTGAAACCAATGGAGCGTCCGCAAGCGATGCTCAGGGCCGTTGCCTGACACAGTTTCAAAGGAGGTCCGCAGCCGGATGATGGCGGGGATCAGGTCGGTCGATACCGGGCCTGAACTTCTCATCCGGCGCGGCCTGCATGCACGCGGCTTTCGCTATCGCCTGCATGGCAAAGGGCTTCCCGGACGGCCCGATCTGGTCTTTGCCAGCAGGAAGGCGGTCATATTCGTCCATGGCTGCTTCTGGCATGGCCATGATTGCACACTCTTCCGCTGGCCCGGAACACGCGTGGAATTCTGGCGCCTGAAAATCGAAGGCAACATTGCGCGCGATGCGCGCACCCGCCAAGGCCTACTCGATCAGGGCTGGCGAGTTATGGAAGTTTGGGAATGCGCACTGAAAGGAAAGCAGCGCCGCCCCCTTGACGATATCCTTGCCGCCTGCGCTGATTGGCTGGTTTCGAATCAACAGGTTGGCCAAATACGGGGACAGGCAGAGTGAGACGCGGGCAGCTTTCCGACTATTTCGACGGCATTGTCGTCAAACGCCTGACGCTGGTGGAAACCGTCACCGAAAAATCAAACCAGCATGAATTTCAGGGCACGAAGTATCTCCGTCAACTGTTTGGCGATGAGGATCGCAGGCAAATTCCCTCCCGGTTTATCCGAATCGCTGACGGCGAGGAAGCAGTATCGGAAAAGGGCTTCATGAGCTGGTCAAATGTGCGCAAGGGCAAGCCCCGCGCGCCGGAATACCACCTCTATTATTCAGGCAACAGTGTCACCGAGGCAATGCAGATCGGCGACATCCTGTTCCTTGCGCAGGAGAGGTCCGGGAACCTGCTGGCGGTCATCGCGCCGGGTGAGAGCACCATTGTCAACCAGCTCCACTGGCTATTCGGCGTCGATGATCTTTTGTGCACTACCATCACCTACAAGGAAATCGAGGGCGGAAATTCCAACGAACTCAACTTCACTGCGCGTTATATCCTCGACGAGCTGGGCATCGAACTGCCAGAGCCGGAAGCTGAGCTGCTTGATCGCCTAGTTGAACGCTTTGGCCTTGTTTTCCCCAAAACCCGCGTATTTTCTGACCTAGCGCGTGCCTCGCTGCCCGAGGTTTCGGCTCATGACAATCCCGATCAGGCTCTGGTGGCCTGGATGGATCGTGAAGAGCAAATGTTCCGCCAACTGGAGCGGCGCATCGTGGCCAAGCGGATCAACGACGGATTTAACAGCAATGGGCACGCTGACGTCGATGGCTTCATCGCCTTTTCCCTCAGCGTCCAAAACCGACGCAAGGCGCGCGTGGGTCACGCGCTGGAGAACCATTTGGAAGCAATCTTCAAAGCCCATTCGATACGATACGCACGCGGAGCCCAAACCGAGAACCGCAACAAGCCGGATTTCCTCTTTCCGGGACAGGATGAATATCGCAATTTCGCATATCCTGCCGCAGACCTGACCATGCTTGGGGCAAAATCAACGGTAAAGGATCGGTGGCGCCAAGTCTTGTCCGAGGCAGACCGCATCGAGACCAAACATCTCCTGACATTGGAGCCCGCCATCTCCGAAAATCAGACCAACGAGATGCAGGCCAGATTGCTGCAACTGGTTGTGCCAACACCCCTTCACCAAACCTATAAGGAGAATCAGCGTGCTTGGATTTTGGGGCTGGAAGACTTTATCGATCTAGCGGCAGACCGCCAGTCAAACGCCTTTAGGCATGGCTGGCGGATGCCCCCTCATCCCATCATCCGCTAATAATCACCTCCCTAGCCTCCATCGCCTTGGCCTGTCCGCCGATAGTGTAGCGCACGCCGACCTCCTCGATCTGGAACCCGGCGAAGATCCGCCGCACTTCGGGCCGGTCGTTCAAGGACAGAACGAACTTGCCGGAAATCCCACTTAGCACCTGCGCCATATGCTCGAACTCCTCGCGCCCGAACATGCCCTTGCCATAATCGCCCTCGCAGCCGTGATAGGGCGGATCGAGATAGAACAGCGTCCCCGCCCGATCATAGCGGGCGATGAACTCTGCCCAGGGCAGGCGCTCAACCACCACACCCGACAGACGTTCATGCACCGCCTCGACCATCGGACCCAGCTTCGACACATCGAATCGCGCGGGGGTGGATGGCGATGTGCCAAAACTGCGCACCGCCACTTTCCCGCCAAAGGCGCAGCGCTGGAGATACAAAAACCGCGCCGACCGCTCCAGATCGGTCAGGCTTTCCGGCGGCATCGCGGAGAGCTTTTCAAACCCCGCGCGACTCGTCACCTGCCAGCGCAGCATGTCCATGAAGGGCTGATAATGCCGCTGCACCACGCGAAAGAAGGTCGAAACGTCCTCGCTCCAATCGTTGATGACCTCTGCATTCGGGCGCCGGTCGCGCCGGAAAAACACCCCGCCCATGCCGACAAAGACCTCGGCATAGGCGCTGTGTGGGGTGGCATTAATCCGCTCCACCAAGCGCTTTGAAAGATTGCGCTTCCCGCCGATATAAGGCGCCAGCGGACGCACTGGCGCAACAGACGCAAGGGGGCATTCGAGATTCGACATCATCGCATTTGTTCCATATACGTTCCCACGCCGAGTCGGCAGGCGGGATGGTCCCAAGGCGGGACCGATTGGGCCATGACGAAGATCCCTCGTCGGATTGGGCGCGCCAACGCCCCATCCCCCGCCACCCGGCGGGCGGAATATCAGGGGCGCCGCGCCCCGCCCGTGCCACCGGCGGGCACGATTGTTCCGTCCTGCTGGATCAGCCGCCCATCGGCGCAGGTCCAATCACGGTAAGACAGGATCGGCACCCCGAACCAATCATTCATGCGCAGCATCCGGCGGATGATGGGAATGATCTCGGTCAGGTAAAATGTGTCGAGCGCCTCGCTCACCTTGCCAAAGCCACCGCTGTTCTGCGGGATGATCCCTATCAGCGGCGGCGGCATCCTGTGCGCGGCCAGCATGTCGTCACGGCTGATGCTTTTGACTGCCGTAAACTCATCATGGGCGGTGATATTGCCGATCGGGATGATCTGGACGCCATCCTTCTTCCCGCCCGGCGAATAGATCAGCATGTTCTTGAAATTGCCCGCGCCCTTCGATTTGCGGATCTTGTCGGTGATATCGTCCACCATCGACTGATCGGCCAGCGGGTCGTTGATATAGAGGATGAAGCCCGCATGGTTGCCGTTGATGTAATAGCGGCGCCGAAACAGCGTGGCATTCTCCGAGAGCAGCGCCGATTGCAGCGCCGAGAGCCACTCGGGCAGACCATAGATTTCCTGCGCCACATCGGGCTGCATCAGGTGGAACACGCGACCAGGCGCAAACTGATGCTCCTGCCCCAGCGCGCCATTGACGAACCAATAGGTGTCCGAGGCCACGCCCGCGCGCGTATGCACTGCCGGGCTGTATTTGGCCGCCGCAATCCGCCCCGAGAAGTTGGGCACGTTTTCCAGATAGCCATTGCCCATCTGCACGAAATCCAGCGCAAACCGCTCAAAATCATCCGCGCCCAGCCAGCGTGAGGCCACCATCTGCGAAACCAGCAGATTGACCCGCAGCGCCACCGCGCTGCGATGATAGGGCGAAACGTTGAACACCTGCGCCAGACGCCCCATCGGCATCGGCGGCTCATACCAGCGCCCATTGTGCCAGACCTCGAAATAGGCCGACAGATCGCGCCGATCGAGGACGCTCTCGGCATCGCCAAAGGTGAACACCTCCGGGCGCAGGGGCGCGGCCTTCTCCTCCTGCTCGATCAGGGCCAGTTCTGTCTTGGGCGCATCACTCATCAATCGGCTCCTCAATCATCGGACGTCGCCACCCGGCCTTGGGTCACGCCGCTGGCGGCCCCGGCATCGAGCGGTTCATTGGAAAGGGCGTTCAAGAGCGCCCAGGCAAGGTCGGCATGGCCGATCTCGCCATTGCGGCGGGCGATATAGGTGACGCCCCGCCCGCTGCCGGTCAGCGCCGGGCGGATCGCCATCAGCGCGGCCATCAGGTCGGTCCAGTTCTCGTCAAACTCGATGCGGCCGGAGTTGAAGACGTTCTGGGCTTTGACCACCAGCGCCGTCTTGCTGGCCACCGAATATTCAATCCGCCGCGCGCGCGGGAACCAACCCACCACCAGCTCATAGACCGCCTGCCCCGCGCCGGTGGTGTCGATGGCGATATCGGTGACGTTGTAGCGGGCCGCGATATCCTTGATGAAATCGGCCTGCCCCTGAAAATCGCGCCCGTTGAGCCGGTACTTGGCCAGCACGCGGAACTTGCCCTTGCCCGGAACCTCGGGCGGCGCCAGCACCACAAGGGCCGCATCATCGCGCCCCTGCTTGTTGGGGTCATAGCCGAGCCACACCGGCTTCTCGCCAAAGGGCCGCCCGCCGGGAATGTCGAATTTGGCCGGGGCGAAGTCGCGCCATCTGTAAAAGCTGTCGACCCGCGCTGACGCGATCCGGCTGAAGGGGAAGCTGCTCTCGCTGTCATCGACAAACTGGCAATTGTAGAGGTTCTCGAACTCCTCCTCGCTGCATTCGGCGCGCAGTTCTTCCTTGTCGATGCGGCTGCCCGCCCCGCCCGCGATGGCATCGTCGAGCGTGACCATCTGGCACCATGAACCATCGGGCATGATGGCGCCCTTGCGCAGGTTCTTGTGGCTGATGTCAAAGGGCCGCTGATCGCCCTTCTTGCGCCCCCGGTTCCATTCCTCCCCGCTCCAGAAGGCATAGGCCTCATGGGTTTTGGTGCTGGGCGTCGAGAAATAGGTGCGCTTGTAGATCGTGAGCGTCGCCATCGCGGCGGCCACCTTGCGCAGGCGCGCGAAGCTGTTGACCCAGAAGAATTCGTCAAAATAGAAGTCGCCGCTCTCACCTTGCGCGGTGTTGCTGTTGGTCGAGAGCGGATAGAGGCCCACGCCGTCGAGCCGGATCTCTTCCCTGCCCGCGTCATCATCGGCGGGATGCAGGCCAGAGAAATCCAGCATCAACGGATTGCCCTTCAGGTCCACGCCGGTGACGCGCTTCACCCATCCGGTAATCTCGCGGATGAATTTCTTGGCCTGCCGCTCGCTGGCCGAGAGGAATATCTGGTTGCGGGGCTGCTCGCCATCGAGAACCGCCTGCCCGATCTTGGCCAATGCCTCACGCGCGAAATAGGCGGTGGCGCCGATCTGGCGGCTCTTGAGGATCTTGCGGGTGCGCTGATCGCGCTGCTCCCACCAGCCTTCCTGATAGGTATCGCACCATTCGTGGAAGTCGGTGAGCAGCGCTTCCCACTGTTCAAGGGTCAGGAAATTCTTGCGCTTGTCCGCCCGCTTGGCCTTGGCCCTGTCATCATTGCGGCGCCCGACCTTCTCGTTGAGGTCGCCTTCCTTGCCGCTCTCATTGTATTTGCGGATGCGCGCGGCGGTCTGCATCTGGCGCATCAGGAACTCGACGCGCTTCATGTCCCCTTCTGTGAAAGGCTCCTTGCACAGGTAGGTGGCGAGCTTCGCCTCAAGATGATCCTCGACCACCTCAAGCGGGCTGTCGGCATCCCAATCCCCGCGCCGCTTCCAACTGGCCACGGTGTTGACGTTCTCGCCCAGCTCGCGCGCAATATCCGCCAGCCCCCAGCCGCGATGGAACAGCGACTTGGCCTCGCGGGCTTTGGCGCGCGTCACCTGTCGGCTCTGGGCCGATGGGGCATCATCGGGGGAAGTCTGTGCGGGCATCATGCCTGCTAAACCAACAGATTACCCCGCTTTGGCTACCGCGCGCGCGGGTAAAGCGGCCCCTTACCGTGGCTTCCCATTGTCCTGCCTCACCATTTCCCGCCCAACAGCGTCACACCTTTTACGCAACGCTGCAGGCCACTCATGTCGACCACGCTCATTCCCGATATCCAGATCACCTCGACCAATTGGGTCGATCTCACCATTGCCCACCCGGAACTTTCCGCCCAGCAGATCGAGCTGCAATGCAAATATCCGGGCGGCAGGATCGAACTGGTCTGGGGCGGCGCGGCGGCGCCCAGCCAACGCCGTGCGGGCCAGTTGCTGCGCGATTGCGATATCTCGACCGGACAGGCCAGCCACATCTGGGCGCGCATCGCGCTGGCGGCCTCGGCCAATTCCGCCGGGCGTCTGGGCTGCCGTTTTGTGCCCGCTGCCTCGAGCGGCGGCGGTTCGGGTATCTCCGAAACGATCTGGACCGACGACACTGGCGCCTTCTTCATCCGCCTCGACAGCGGCACCGCGATCAGCTGGACCCATGTCGATGGCACGGCCAGCTCTGCCCCCGGCGCAGGCGCCCGGCCCGCTGGCGGCACCAGCCTGATCGTCGACAGCACCCGCTATCAGGCCAGCGCCGCGCGCGCGGGCGCCTATGCGATTGGCGATTACCTTTCCCACATCGTCACCGCCGATCCGGCCACCGGCGTCACCGTGGCCGATTTCTGGCTCAACGTGACGGCCTCCCCGCCCGCCAAGCTCGCCGCCTCGCCCAGCGCGGCGGATATCAACCCCATCGCCCCGCTGCCCAATGGCGCGTCCACCGCTGCCAAACAGGATACCGGCAACGCCTCGCTTGCCGCCATTGCCGCCAATCAGAAACTGGCGATCTTCTACACCGGCACCACCGCTGCGCTGGCGGCCAGCGCCACCTATACCGGCACAGCGCGCGATACCGGCGTGGCGCCGGGCGCGGCCCATGGGCTGGCCTATTTCTCGGCCTATTTTTATGCCGATCAGGCAGGCGTCGCCAGCATCGAGGTCTCCGCCGACGGCAACACGTGGTATCCCGCGACCAGCGCGACCCTGGTGGCCGCCACCCCGCTCTATCTGCAGGTGCCGGTGCTGTGGCGCTATCACCGCACCAAATTGGTCAATGGCGCCACGGCCCAGACCGCTGTGGCGGTCAATTCCGGCTATACGGTGGCCTGATGCCCGCGCTCTCCGGCACCTTTCGCGCGGCGCACAACCCGGCCTCGGCGGGCGGCGCCCGCGCGCATCGCCGCCCCGGCTTCACCCGGCCCGACCGCTACTACTTCGCCCATTGCGGGGGGCTTAGGAATTGCAACAAATCCTCGCCCCTCACCGGCGGCGCCTCGCCGGGCAGCGCGCTCTACTTTGCCAACACCGTCTATCTCCAGACGCCCAGCTTCCCGATCCTCAACCCGGTGCTGATCTGGGCCAGATTTTACATGGACGAGAGCAACAGCGCGACCAGCGAGAAGGCGATCCCCGCAGACGCATGGATCGAAGCGGCGCGGATCAAATGGGGCAGCACGACGCTTGCCGCCAGCGCGATCGACAATGGCGGGCTGCTGGCGGCGAGCAGTTCGGACGCCTGCATTTTCACGCGCCACACCGGTGTCCTGCCCGCCGACACGGTGATCGACATCAGCGTGGGCCTGCGCCTGTCTGTGGCCGGGCAAGGGCTGATCGCCAACCGCTCGCAAAACACCAACACCGGGGAGCTGGGCCGCTATCATGCCAGCAGCTCCTTTGCCGCCACGGTCACCGGCGGCTCGACGATCTCGACGCTGTCAGGTTCCACGTCGGGTACGATCGGGGGCTTTCTCTATGCCCCTGTCGGCATTGCGGGCATGGGGTTGGACGGGCGCGATGTCTGCCTCGAATTTGGCGACAGCCTTGTGTTTGGCGCGGGCATGAATGATGCGATCTCGGCCTATGGCATCAAGGGCCTGCCCGACTACATCGCGCGGCGCCAAGCCGGGCAATACATGCGCCCCGCCATGAATCTGGCGCAGTCCTCCAGCTATGGCCAGAACCTCGATCCCACCAATGGCACCAGCTACGCGCCCTCGGCCTTGGCCATGCGGCTGCGCCTGGTCGAACAGGTCCGCGCGCTCAATGCCGATGGCACGCTGCCTTTCACGCTGATCTGCATGAACTGGTGGAACAATGACGAAGGCTCGCCCTATACCGACAATGTCGCCAAGGCCTCGGCGCTGATCAAAGCCGAGCATGACTATATCCGCGCGCTCTGGCCCGGTGTGCCCCATGTCCGCATCGGCCCGATGCCCAAGGCGGGCACGCAGACCGGCTATCTGACGGCAGAGGAGCAATCGGTCCTCACCGTCGCGCAATATGCCCCCGCCTATGCCAACAATTCCACCGGGGTGCGCTTTGCCCTGCGCGAGGCGATGGTGAGTAATGCCTGCGGCGGCGCCTTTGAATATTTCCTCGATCCCATTCCCTACTTCGCATGGGATCAGGGAAGCAACCGCGACAAATGGGCCAATGGCGGCAAGCAGGGCGTGATCGCCGCAGCGGACAGCGGATCGGGCGCAACCTTCATCGCCAGCACCCGCTTTGATCTGGGCGATGCGGTCTTCATGCCCGACGCCACCAACAGCACCGGCGGGCGCACCCGCACGGTCTCCTCCGTCACCGACAATGGCGATGGCACGTTCACCCATGTCACGGTGCAGAGTGACGGCACTCTGTCGGGAACCTATCCCACCCGCACCGCAGGCCGGGCCGTCATCCGCGTTCTGCCCGGCGACGGCAACCCGGTCGCGGCTGTCAGCGGGCGCGGGGTTCACCCGTCGCAATATGCCTGCCAGCTCGCCGCGCCCATGGGTGATGCGTTCAAGGCGCGGCGCGCGGCCGAGGCCGGGGCGGTCTGGGCCTGATTTGGCAAGGTAAAGCGCCCCCTTACCGCGCCCGCGCGTTGCGCGAGACCGCCCCGACCGATCATCTGGGGATGACTGAAAACGCAGCTTTCAACCTGACGCCCCGCCCGGAGTAACCCTATGAAGACCAAGCCCTTCCTGCTCGCCACCGCCGGTTCGACGGTCGATGGCCGCACCATCGATGCACGCGATCTTGAACAGATGGCCTCCAGCTATAACCCCAAGACCTATGGCGCGCGGGTGAATATCGAGCACATCCGGGGCATCAGCGGGCAGGCCCCGTTCAACGCTTACGGCGATGTGCTGGAACTCACGGTCGGCGATGTCGAGGTCGACTTCAACGGCAAGACGGAAAAGCGCAAAGGCCTGTTCGGCGTGCTGGACGTGACCGACAATGCCAAGGCGCTCAATGACGCCAGCCAGAAGGTCTATCCCTCGATCGAGATCCTCGACAATTTCGGGGGCAAGGGCTTTGCCTATCTGGGCGGCGTGGCGCTGACCGACAGCCCGGCGGCGATTGCCACCGACCGTCTGAAATTCAACCGCACCTTGCCCGGCTCGATCAATCTGGCGGGCGAGACCGCCACCACGCTCGAATTTGCCGAGGACGGCGCCACCAACGAAAGCGCCAAGGGCCTGCTCGACAGCATGAAAGGCATGCTCGACAAGTTCACCGCCAGCTTTGCCCCCGCGCCCAAGGGCGATGACAAGCCTGAAATCAAGCCCGAAAGCCAGCAGCCGGCCACGCTGGATTTTACCGCCCTGCGCCCGATGTTTGAGGAAATGGGCCAGACCTTCGCCAACGCCGTCGATGGCCTGCGCAGCGAATTCCGCGCCGAGGCCGACGCGCAAGCCCTCAAGCTCAAGAAGCTGGAAGACACGCAGGAAGGCACCCCAGCGCCCCACTTCCAGCGCCGCCCGATCTCCGATGGCGGCAGCAACAGCAGCGTCGAGAGCAAATACGTCTTCTGACCGGCCTGCTCCATCCCTCCATCCGCCCCGCACAGCCCCTTCGCCCCGCACATTCATCCGAGGATCATCCCACCATGTCGCAAATCTACACCCTTTCTGATCGCGGGCGCGGCGCGCTGGATCAGCTCTTTGCCGCCATCGGCAATGCCAACGGCACCCGCAATGTGGCGCGCAACTTTGCGCTCTCGCCCACCAGCGAACAGCGCCTCGAGGATCTCCAGCGCGAGAGCGTCGGCTTCCTCCAGCGTGTCAACGTGATGGGTATGCGCGATCTTCAGGGGCAGGTGATCGGCCTTGGCACCGCCAACATGATCGCAAGCCGCCAGAGCCGCAGCACCCTGCCGCGCAAGCCGCGTTATGTCGGCCAGATGCAGGACCGCAAATATCAGCTCTATTCGACGCTGTTCGACACGATGCTGCCGTGGGAAGTGATCGATGCCTGGTCGAAATTCCCCGACTTTGCCGCCCGCTATGCCCGCCATGTCGCGGTCTCGGTCGGCCTGTCGCGGATCTCGGTGGGCTTCAACGGGGTCGAGGCGGCGGATGATACCGATGCCGAGGACAACCCGCTGGGCGAGGATGTCAACATTGGCTGGCTGCACAAGCTGCGCCTTGAACGCCCCGACCATGTGATGGGCCGCGCTACCGTCACCAGCGGCGGCATCACCACCGCGACGGGCGCTGCGGCCCCGATCTACATCGGCCCCGACAGCAACCACAGCGAGGGCGATTACAAGAATATCGATGCTCTTGCCTATGAGCTGATCGCGGGCATGCCCTCCTATGCGCGGGCCAGCACCGATCATGTCGTGATCGTCAGCCAGGATCTGGTGGACGAGAAATACTTCCCGATGATCAACCGCCCGCTCTCCGACACGATCGATGGTGGCCGCTCGACCAGCGATCAGGTGGTCTCCGACCTCATCATGTCGACCAAGCAGATCGGCGGGCGCCCGGCGGCGATTGCGCCCTTCTTCCCCGAAGGCACGATGGCCATCACCCCGCTGGGCCGCGCCAATGCGACCGACAGCTCGAACCTCTCGCTCTATTATCAGGAAGGTTCGCGCCGCCGCTACATCAAGGATGAGCCGGAAAACATGGCCGCGCTGGTCGATTATAACAGCGTCAACGAGGGCTATGTGATCGAAAGCACCGATTACATGACCATGGCCGAAAACATCACCTTCGGCGCCCGTCCGTAACACCCCCCGTCTTGCTGACACTCCCGCCCGCTGGCCCGCGCGCCGGTGGGCGGTCATCCCGAAAGTCCCGCCATGGTCTCCGCCTTTCGCCGCCACCAGATGCGCGTGCGCGCCCTGCAATCGGGCGCCGCGCTTGCCGATGCCTCGGCCCGGCCCAGCGCGCCTGAACGCGCCATCGATACACCGCTGGGGCAGGAATACGCGGCTCTCCGCGTGGCGCTCCATGACAATCTGCGATCCCTGTCCGACATTGCCAGCATCGAGGCGCGTGGGCCCCTCAAGATCGAGATGGCCCGCGCCTTTGCCCCATGGATCGAGGGCGTGCTGCAGGCGGGCGAACAGGGACAGGCCGCACAGGATGAAATCCTTGTATGGAACCTGATCTGGGCCATCGATTACCGCGATTGGGATTATGCCCTACGCCTTGCCGCCCATGCCATCCGCTTCAATCTGACCTCGCCTAAGCGCTACAACCGCACCATCCCCTGCTTTGTGGGCGAGGATATCGCCAAGCTAAGCCTCGATCAGCAGGACGCGGTGCCCCATGACGTGCTGTGCCGTGTGCTGGCGCTGATCGAGGGCCATGACATGCCCGATCCGGCCAAAGCCAAATTGCACAAGGCGCTGGCCCGGTCCTTCACGCGCCGCGCTGATGCCTTCGATCCTGCCGCCGACAATGCACCTGCCGGTGGCAAGGCGGCCTATCTTGCCGAAGCGCTCGACCATGCCAACCGCGCCCACCAGCTCGACAGCAGCATCGGCGTCAAATCCGATATCCGCAGCCTCGAGAAGTCCCTGCGCAAACTCGGCCCCGAGGATGGGACAAGCAACGAGACCGCATAACAGTTCGCCCCACGGCGGCGGGGGGCGGTTGGCGCGGACGGCGCACAGATGTGACAGCCAGCCCACACCATCCCCACCCCCCGTTTTGATGCCCTGCCCTGATGAAAGGCCCCGCCCATGAGCAGCTTCACCGCCACCCCCATCGCCCCGCCCGATGATCCCGATGCGCAGGTGGTGGCCGATGGCTGGTTCCCACCGGTGAAACTGGCCGATGTGCGCGAGGGGCTAAACATCGGCGGCGGCGCGATCACGCAGCTCCAGCTCACGCTGGCGATCGAGGGCGGCATGCTCTCGGCCCTGCGCCAACTGGCCGCATGGCGCACCTCCCGCGCGCTGGCCGGGGCGGCAAGCCTTGCCGGTGTGACTGCCGATACCCTGAACGGCAAGAACCGCGCAGAGCTGCTCTGGACCCGCGCGGTGGGTTATTACGCCGCCGCTGATCTGGCCGCAGGCAACCGCGATATCGCCTCCTCCGACAGCGGCCTTGCCCGCGCCTCGGAAAAGGCCGCGCTGGCCGATGAATACCGGCGCGAAGGCCATGCCGCGATTGCCGACCTGCTCTCGATCGGGGCCAGTCTGGTCGCGCGCAACCGGGTGGAAATGCTGTGACCCAAACCGCCACCGCCATGGACGGCGAAACCGTCGATGAAATCTGTCACCGCATCCTCGGCAAGACGGCGGCTGTCACCGAACAGGTGCTGGACATGAACCCCGGCCTTGCCGAGCTGGGGCCACGCCTGCCCGGCGGAACCAGCGTCACGCTCCCCAACGCCACCGCCGCGCAGGTCGCTACCCTCGATATCGTGCAGCTCTGGGATTAAGCCGATGCTCAAGATCGACCTTCTGCGCGATGCCCTGATGCAGGCCATGCCCGAACTCAAGGCCGCGCCCAAGAACCTCATCATGTGGGTGGATCGCGGCAAAGCGCTGTCGCGCGACACTGCCGATCTGTCTTTTGCCTTTGAATTCCAGCTCAACGTCCTGCTGGTGGAATTTGCGAGCGATATCGCCACCTTTGCCCTTGCCATCCTGATCTGGCTGCGCACCAACCAGCCCGATCTGTTCGCGCTTGGAGCCGACGCCTTCGACTTCGAGGTCGATATTCTCGACAATGGCAAGGTCGATCTGCAGATCCGCCTGCAACTGCGCCAGAACGTGACGGTGGCCATCACGCCCCAAGGGGCCAAGGCCAGCTATCTGCCCGAACCGGCCCCGCTTTTTGTCGATGACCTGCCCTTTGGCGGCCTCGATGCCGATCCGATCCTGACATCCATCACCGTCAATGGCGAGGATCTGCCGCCATGGAGCATGGTCGATGGCGAATGACCTTTCCCGGCTTGAGGAATGGTTCGGCCAGATCCTCGCCGGGATGGAACCGGCCCAGCGCCGCAAGGCCACGCTCAAGCTGGGCCGCCTGCTGCGCCGCTCGAACCTTGCGCGCATCGGCGCCAACGTCGATCCGGATGGCGCCCCCTTTGCCCCGCGCAAACCCCGCCGCGATCTGCAAGGCCGCCTGCGCCAGAAGGCGCGCGGCAAGATGTTCAAGGGCCTGCGCAAACTGGCCAAATGGCGCGTCGATGCCGCCCCCGATGGCGTGGAAATCCGCCCCGCCACAAACACCGCCGACCGCGTGGGTTCGGTCAGCCAGTTCAGCCAGACCGTGACCGTGGGCCGCTTGCGCAATGGCCGCGCCATCCGCGCCAAATATGAAGAGCGCCGCTTGCTGGGTTTCTCACGCGAGGATGAAGGGATCGCGCTGGAGGTGGCGGGGGAGATGCTGGAGCCAGATGGGAGTAGGGGTTGGTGATTGGATTCCCAATTGTCCTACTTTGGCCACTCGTGATTGTTAATGAACTGTGCAAATCTGACGGTCTGGATTAAGCTGCAAGGCATTATCTCGAACTAGGAATCCGACATGCGCCAATATCGCTACAGCATCGAGCGCTGTTGATCGAATGACGATCTTTCGCATCTTTGATTTCGCCGGCAACAAGATCGATGCCAACGTCGAGATAGATGATCGGGCAGTGATCTTGCACAGTAGAGGTGGTGCAACAAAGGGGCAACCTCCTCGCAATACCGAATACAGCCAAGCTCTGCGCCTAATAGTTGCAGGGCTAATGAAGGGGCCGCAGCAAATCGAGCGGGTTCTAATCGACAGCGAAAAGGCACGCAGCAGTTTTCCCGATCCAGACCTGCGTGTCCTTCTTACACGTCAAGAGATCGCCGCGCTTAGCGAGCCGGATTCCGTGGTTGCCGAGATCGGGAAAAGAGCAAAGGCCTTCAATCAGGCGCCGGGCACCAAGGGGGGTAATTCGACAAAGCAGGTGAGGATCGAAACCGACCGACTGCACTCCTCGCTCATTTCGGATCTCAATCTGAGGATTCACAACTCGTCCACCCCCACTTCGAACACCGCTCATTCGAAACGGAACATGCGTCTGCCATCCGACCAGCAACGCCGAGTCCAGCCTAAGCATATCCATCAAGCCGTTGCGGGGCTGCTCGCGGGTAAAGATGCACCGAATTTTGACCCTTCGCGGGACTATGACCTAGTGACTGCCGACGGTGATCTGCTTGCACCGAAGAAGGTGTTCGGTCGGGCTCTCGAGATCGCAGGTGTCGTAATCGAGGCCACGCCCTATCATTTCAGAGCCGGATGGGGCCAACCGTCGTTCGAACTGCTCCAAGCGGCAGGGTATGCCATCATTGACAAAGCAGATGCACAGACAGAGGCCAAGCGACGCAAACGCGCCAAGGCTGAAAAAGCTGAAATCGATCGCGCAGCAGCCACTGTCAGCATTGACAACGAGGAACGCAGTTGGATCGAAGGCGATAAGCGAATGGCAACCCACCTTCGGGTTGAACGCCAGCGCAACAGTGACGCTTCGAACCAAAAGCGGGCGGCCATTCGAGCGGCTAATGATGGCCGCTTGGCCTGTGAGCATTGTGATACCGACTGGTACGCAATCTATGGCGACAAGATCGCCGATGCAGTCTTCGACGTGCATCACACCATTCCGCTCAGCAAAATGGACCAGGGGCACAAGACCAAGATCTCTGATCTCTTGTGCCTCTGCGCCAATTGCCACAGGGCCGAGCACCGAAGGATGGCCAAGATGGGGTAATTGAGCCGGTTAGGCTCACCGTCCCGAATAGATCTCGCTGATTTGACAATCAAGTTCGGGCCATAGCAGTCATCTCTAGGCCTTCATATCCACCCCCGGTAAACCGCCCCCTTACCCTGCCATCCCCTCCCCGCGCGCGCGAAGGCCCTCCACAAGGGGGCCATGTCCACCAGCACCAGCGCTATCGACCTTTCGCAGCTCCCCGCCCCCACGGTGGTGGAAGCGCTCGACTATGCCTCGATCCGCGCCGATCTGGTCGCCGATGTGCAGGAACTGCTGCCCACATGGGACGCCACGGTCGAGAGCGACCCGGCGATCAAGGTGCTGGAGGTGGCCGCCTATCGCGAGCTGCTGATCCGCCAGCAATTCAACGAACGCGCGCGGCAATGCCTGCTGGCCTATGCCACCGACACCAACCTTGACCACCTTGGCGCGCTGCTGGGCGTGGCCCGCCTCACCGATGAAGGCGATGATGCCTTCAAGGCGCGCATCCAGCTTGCCCCCGATGCCTTCAGCGTGGCCGGGCCGGAATCGGCTTACGAATTCCACGCGCGCTCCGCCGACAGCACCATCGCTGACGCCAAAGTCACCAGCCCCAGCCCCGGCGTGGTGCTGGTCTCGATCCTCTCGGCCTCGGGCGATGGCACGGCATCCGACACCCAGATCGCCCATGTCGAGGCCGCCCTGGCTGGCGTCTGCCCGCTGACCGATCAGGTCATCGTCCAGTCGGTCCAGATCATCCCCTACACGCTCACCGCCGCGCTCACCCTGTTCGATGGCCCCGATGGAGATGTGGTGCTGGCCAATGCGCTGGCCGGGGCGCAAGGCTTTGTCGCCGCCGCCCGAAAGATCGGGCGCGACATCAACCGCGCCAATATCTTTGCCGCCATCGGTGTGGCGGGCATTTCCAATGTCGCGCTTACCGGCCCCGACGCCGACATGCCGATGGATGACACGCAATGCGGGTATTGCCTCGGCATCAACCTGACGGTGACGGGCCGTGGCGAATAATCCCTCCCTCCTGCCGCCCAACGCGCGCCCGCTCGAACACGCGCTGGCCAGCGCCACCGCGCGCATTGGCGCGATCCCGACGCCACTTACCGCGCTGGTGCGGCCCGATGCGATCCCCGCCACCATCCTGCCATGGCTGGCATGGGGCCTGTCGATCAAGCGCTGGCGCCCAAGCTGGAACGAGGCGCAACGCCGCGACGTCACCGCGCAAGCGATCCCCAATGCCAAGATCCGGGGCAGCCGTGCCGCCGCCGACGCTGTGATCGCCGACTATGATCCGCGCATCACGCTCACCCTCTGGTATGAGGCGGGCGGCTCGGGCGTGCCCTTCACCTTCTTCGTCACCCTGCCGCTCGATGGCACGTTCGACACTATGGCCACGGCGGAATTCGCCGCCGAGCTGTACCGCGATCTCGTCCGCGTCAAACCTGCCCGCGATCATTTCCAGCTGCGCCAGAAGGTGACCGCCAAGGCCGCCCTGCCGATGGCCGCGGTCGCCCGTGCATGGGCGATGGAACGCGCCATGGCCACGATGATCGGCCCTGATCCTGCCGACGATCTCAAACTGACCACCGAATATGGCGAACCGCTCGAGGGCGATGATGGCGCCGCATGGGAGTATATCTGATGGACCCGCTGCTGATCACCCTCACCAAGGCGGGGCTTTCGGCCATTGTCGGCGATGACACAGCCTCGCTCGGCCCGGTGGTCATCACCCAGCTCGGCCTGACTGATGCCACCTTCACCGTCGCCTCCACGCTTGAGGCGCTGCCCGGCGAGTTCAAGCGGATCGATGTGTCCGGCCAGCAGGTCGGCGATGACACACTGCACCTCAACGCCCTCGACGCTTCGGCGGCCACCTACACCTATCGCGGCTTTGCGCTCTATCTGGCCGATGGCACGCTGTTTGCCGTCTATGGTCAGGCTGGCCCCATCGCCGCCAAGGCAGAAACCAGCACCTCATGGCTGGTGCTGGATATCAAGCTCGCCGAGGGGCAGGCCGATAACATCAGTTTCGGCGATACCAATTTCTCAAACCCGCCCGCCACTACCACCCGGCAGGGCGTGGTGGAACTGGCCACCATCACCGAGGCGCGGGCTGGCACCGATACCCAGCGCGTGCTGACCCCGGCGGCGATGCAGGCCGCGCTGCTGGCCATGCTGCTGCGCGTCGATGGCGCGGAAAGCGGGGTGGACGCCGATCTGTTCCACGGCCTGCCCCCGGCCTATTTCACGGATATCGTGGGCCGCCTTGGCTACACCCCGCTCAATCAGGCCAGTTTCACCGCCGCCGAGATTTTGGGCCGCCTGCAGACGGTTGATGGCGCAGACAGCGATCTCGATGCCGATCTCCTCGATGGCCACCATGGCGATTGGTATGCCGATATCGCCGCGCGCCTCGGCTACACGCCGCAGGATGCCGCCGAGTTTTCCTATGGCTCGAATGCCAATGGCTATTGGCGCAAAATGCCCGATGGCCTGATCGAGCAATGGGGCGAACTGACCGCTGGCGAGAGCGGCAGCCCGCCCGCGCAAAACTTCCCCATCCCCTTCACCGATTTCGACAGCATCAACCTGCAGGTGACCGCGCGCAGCCCCAACCCCGGCGCCACCAATGGCAACAGCGTGGGCGGCAACAAGCTCAGCGTCACCCAATTCAACGTCTTCTCGGACGACCTCGACCGCGCGGTCTTCTGGCGCGCGATCGGTGAAGGGTAACAGCCATGAAAATCTCGCAACTTCCCCTGCTCGCCAATCCCATCGGCACCGAAACCATCCCCGTCGTCTCGGGCGGCGTTACCAAACGCGCGCAAGTCTCTGCGCTGGTGGCCGCCGCTGGTGGTTCGGCAGGTGGCGGCGCCGGTGGAGGCTTCGCCCGGCTCGATGTCGATGCCGCCACGCTCACGCTCGATCCCTCCCATGCCGCCTATCGGCTGGTGTTTGCCAATGCCTGCGCGGTCACGGTCCCGGCGGATCTTCCCGCCGATTTTGAATGCCAATGGGCGCAAATGGGGACCGGCACCGTCTCCTTTGTCGCGGGGGCGGGCATGACCATCCATTCCGACAATGGCGGCATGGCCTCGGCGGCGCGCTATGCGATGGGCACGCTCTGGGTCGATGCGGTTGGCCATGCCGTGCTGGCGGGCGGCATCTGATGCTGGGGTCGCTCGCCGCCCTGCGCAGCAGGCGCAACCATGCTTTGTCGGCCCCTTGGCTTGGCTCGGCCAAATTGGCCTTCACCCCGCCCACGCTGGTCAATCCGCTCGAACCGGGCAGCAATTTCGATCCCGCCTATCCGGGGCGCGGCACCGGCATTCCCGCCATCACTGGCCTGTTTACCCAGATCATCGGCGATGGAACGCAGGATCTGTTGATCGCGGCCACGCAGAACGGTGGCGCATCGGGCAATGGCCTGCCCGATGGCAGCGCCAGCCCCCGCACAGGCCGCGTCGCCATCGAGGACTGGCGCCATGCCCGCATCGTCGGGGGCGATCTCACCGGCACCACCGGCGTCTCGGGCCTGCGCCTGGTCGCCTCGCTGCCCACCTGCCGCAGCATCATGATCGAGGGCCTGCGCGGCGATTTCGCGCTGGCCCCGGAAACCGACGCCATGGGCGTGCTGGGCAACACCAGCGGCACTCGCCCCAATCTCTATGTGCAATGCGTCCATATGCGCGGGGTCTTCGGCACCAATCTGGCCCATGACGCAGGCCGCGCCATGCCATCGATCACCATGGCGGGCGGCACCCTCTCCTGCACCGTGGACAGCCTGACCAGCCCCAGCGCCATTCAGGTCGGCGATGAAGTGATCGTCGCGGTCGGCAATTCCGACAATTCCTTTGCCAGCAATTGGGAAGTCACCGCCATCGATGAAGGCGCCAAGCGGCTGGTGCTGGCCAATTCCCATGCTGTGCCTATGCCCGCGAATGGCACCGGCGCCAGCGGCACGCTCTGGCGGCTCGATGGGGCAACGCTGGGCCTCCATGCCGATACGCTGCAGGTCTATTCCACCGGGCGCATCGGCGCGGTGCTGATGGACCGGGTGCATGGGCGCGGCAATTACCAGCCCGGTGCGATTATCGGCCAGTTCATGACCACCGGCATGGGTTCGACCTCGGCCATCCTCTCGCGCTGCTTCTTTGAGCATCAGGATCACGACCCGCAGGATTTTGGCTCGATCTCGCTGTTTCTGGGCGATCATGACACAGAAGCGGGCGGCCATGTCTCGGCCACGGGCGGGCGCCGCCTTGCCCAGGCCGAATGCTATCAGGTCCATGTCACCGGCAGGACCGGGCGGACGCTGGGCCAGATCATCAGCCCCCAGACCGGCTCGCGCGTCAATGGCCTGCCCTTTGGCGCGGTGATCGAGCATGTCGGCGGCGCGCAGCAGGCATGGTTCAACGCCCACCCCACCGCCAGCATCAAGGGCGTGGTCACCTTCGGCGCGCCTGCTGCCTCGCCCGCGCCGTGGGATGCGCCCGGCCTTGGCGTCCCCGGCTTTGGCTATGTCTCGCCCGGCTATTACGCCCGGCCTGCCCTCCCTTCCCCGCTGCCCGCGATTGTCATCACCGGGGCAATGAGCCTTGCCGCCGATGCGCCGCGCGGGGCAGAGCTGGGCGTGATCGACCTGCCTGGCATCGAGGCGGGCTGGATTGTCGATGCCTATCTCCTCGATGACGCGGGCGGGCGGGTGCAGATCGTGGGCAACCGGCTCCAGCGCGGGCGCGTGGCCAGCGATGCGGGCAGCTTTGCCTGCACCCTGCGCGCGGCGGTGCGCGAGGCGCCCGCCATCACCCGCGATCTGGCCGCCACCATCACGATCACCGCGCCTGCCGCTGCCCCAGCCTATGCCGCCATGGCCCATGCCGAGGCGCGCGCGGCGGTGCGCGCCATGTATGCCCTGCCCGGTAGCGGCGACCTTGCCGCCATCGACGCGCTCTTTGCCGCCATCAAGGCGATCAGCGGCGGCACCTTCTTCGCCCGGCTCCATGGTCTCTATATCCCAGCGGCCCTTGCCGACCGGCGCGATGCGGGCATCAATTGGGCCGCGCCCGGCGCCATCGATCTGCATGAGAGCAACACGCCGCGCAGCTGGGCCGCGCGGCTTGGCTTTGCGGGCAGCAGCACCAACCAGTTCACGCTGGGCGATCCGGCATGGACGCCCTCGGCGCTGGGCCTTGGCCAGAACGCGGCCTCGGTGCTGGTGGGCTATGCCCTGCGCAATCCCGACACTGATGATGGCCTGCTGGCCACCGGCACCGATTACATTCTAGGCAATGACGCCTTCTATCTGGGCGTCACCAACACTGGTGCGATCCTGAGCCGCTGCCACAACAGCGGGGGCAAGACCACCAGCGCCCTGCCGCTCGCGGGCGTGGGCGGGGAAGTCCATGTCATCGCCATGACCCGGCAGGCGAGCGCGGGCTATGACCTGATGCACGGCACGCTGGCCGCTGCCCTGTCCGCGTCGATGGCTGTCACCAGCGCGCAATCGACACAGGCCAGCTCCAGCACCGCGCCCAGCACCTATCCCCTTGTCCTTTCGGGCCGCAACGCTGCCGGATCGCTCAATTTCTGCACCAAGACGCTGCCCTTTGTCGCCATCGGCTCAGGCTGGAGCCTTGCCGAATGCGAGGCCCTGCGCGCCGCCCTTGCCACTTTCGCCACGCAAACTCTGGGGCTGTCATGACCGATCTGTCCACGCTTCCACCTCATCTGGCGCCCCATCTGACCTCACGCCTGCCAGTCGAGGCGGGCCGCTGGTGGGATGCGGTGCTGACCATCACGGTGATGGCTCTGGCCCGCTTTTCCGAGGCTTTGCCTCACCTCATCCAATTGGGCGGCCTCGTCGTGGTCTGCCTCACCGCTGTCCAGAAACTGATCGAGTTGGGGTGGATCAGAAACCCCCGCCGCGCAAAGCAGGAGTCCTCCGATGACGCTGGTTGATGATGTGCGCCAATGCTGGCGCTGGTGGTCGGTGCACATGGCAGCGCTCGCCGGGGTGATGGCGGGCGCGCTGGTCGCCCAGCCCCAGATCCTGACCGGCCTTGTCGCCTATGTGCCGGAACAATGGCGCCCGGTGGCCTCGGCGCTGGCCGGGATCGTGGTGTTTGCCGCGCCCACCATCGCGCGGCTGGTGCAGCAGGGAGGCGGCCATGGCCAGTCTGTCTGAAACCCAGCAGGGCAAGTCCCGCAGCCCGATCATCATTCTGGCGGGCACCTTGCTGGCCATCGTCGGCCCGATCACTGGCAAGCTGCTGCTGACCGATGTGCCCATGGAAGAGTCTGGTCGCAAAGTGGCGGTCACAGTCTCGCCTCAAGCCCGGACCGCCACGATCCAGCATATCAGCGGGCCGCAGTACCTCAAAGCCTACCTCGATGTGGTGAAGGTGGCGACGGCCTGCGACGGCCTGACCGGCGCGGATATCAAGCTGGGCAAGACCTTCACCGAGGCCCAATGCGCGCTCCTGCTGGAGGCCCGCCTTGCCGAAACGGCAAGCCATGTCATGGCCTGCACCCCCGGCCTTGCGCTGACCATTGTGGGCCGGGATTTCGTGCGCTTTGCCGCTGTCAGCCTCGCCTATAACATCGGTTGGCCCACCTATTGCGCCAGTACCATGCGCAAGCAGATCAACGCGGGCCAGATCCGCGCGGCCTGCATTTCGCTCACATGGTTCAACCGCGCCGGTGGCCGCGTGCTCGACGGTCTGGTCACCCGCCGCGAGCGCGAGGCCGCGATCTGCCGAAAGGATGCGGCATGAAGCTGCTGCGCATCGCCTTGGCCGCGATCCGCCTGTGGAGCGGATGGGGCAAGCTGGCCGATCTGGCCGCATGGCTGCTGCGGCATCCGATGGCGGCGCTGGCGCTGGTGCTGGCCATCTGGGGATGGTCGAGCCATCGCGCCGCCGACAAGTGGCAGGGTCAGGCCACCAAACTCGCGGCCACCCTCACCGCCGAACGTGACGCAGCGCAGGCCGCCACACGCGCCGCCAAAGCCCAATCGAAAAAGGATGCCCAAGATGGCGACAAGAACCACACCGCGCTTGTCCAAGGCGGCGATGCCCGCTTTGCTGCCTATGCTGCTGCTGGCCACAGCCTGCGCGAAAACGCCCCCCATCGCGCCAGCCCCGAACAAGCCGACGATTCCCAGCTTCTTGAAAGCCCTGCCCCCGACGCCATCATGGCGGACATCTCGCGCGTCTGGGTCACCCGCTCCGACTGGCTGACCTGCGATGCCGATTGGGCCTATGCGCAGGCCGCCCATGATTGGGCCAAGAAGGTCGGCGAATGATGGCTCACGAAGACGACGATATCCCCCTCGATCCCTCGACGCTGATCCGCCTCGGTGTGATCAGCGCCGTCACGCTCTCGCCGCCCCGCTGCCGGGTGCGCTTTGGCGATCCTGATGCCGACGATGGCGATATCGAAAGCCCGCCCATCCGCTGGCTCGCCCTGCGCGCTGGCGCTACGCGGCGATGGTCTGCGCCCACCGTGGGCGAGGAATGCGTGCTGCTCTGCCCCGATGGCCAGATCGGCAATGGCGTGGCGCTGCTCGGCCTCAACAATGACAACCATCCGGCACCGGCTTCAACGCTGGCCGAACTGATCGCCTTCGCCGATGGCGCCATCCTCTCCTATGACCCGGAAACCCACCATCTGGCCGCCGCCCTGCCCGAGGGCGGCTCCGTCGCGATCACCGCGCCGGGCGGCGTCAGGATCGTCGGCCCGCTGCTGGTCGAAGGCTCTGTCGCGGCCAGCCAAAACCTGTCGAGCGGCACCGGGGCAACCGGCGTCTTCACCGCGTCGGGCAAGACGATCCATGTCGTCTCTGGCCTCATCACCAATATCAATTGAGGTTTGCGATGAATATCGAAGGCACCGAGCTGATCGCCGAGCAGTACATTGATGCCCTGATCGCGCGCATCAATACCGCTCTGACCCTGTCCGACCTGCAACAGGCGGTCGAGGACGGGGTTCAGCCCATCACCGGCCAGCTCGAAATCATCGCTTGGGAGATCCAGATGCTCTCACCGCTGCTGGCCCTGCTCAATCCGCCCACGATTGACCCCGCTAAGATCGTGACATGGATCACCGACTTCATCACGGCCCAGATCGCCCCGCAGGTCGCTGCCTATCACAAGCATGTCGCCCAGCTCGCCGCGCTGACAGCCAAGGTCGCCCAGATCGAAAGCGCGGTCGATCGCGCCAGAGACCGGATCAATGACGCGGCGGGGCAGATCTCGCGCGTGTAGGACAGCATAGAACAAAATCTTTTATTGCTATAGAAGCACTTGTGCGACCAAAATGATCGACAGCGGTCGTAAACGCGATGTTTGAAAACGATCCTCTGTTTCTGCAGCACTGAAAGGCGATTAGCCAGCGATCATGATTAAAATCTGACAGTCATCCGATTAAGATAACCTAGTCATCAAGCTTGGGCGGGTTTGCCAGAACGGCAAGGCCGGAATCAAGCGAACGCAGATAGTCTGGGTGACTAAGCTTCTCCCATAGATCTAGCCGATGCTCTGCGATCATGGCATCAATGAGCTTTCGAACGATATCGTAATCATCTTTCAACGCCATGCCGCCAGGTAAGGGGGCCAAAGCGGAATCACGGTCCTGAGCTAGCCAATCACGCACACATGTTATGGCCTTCTCAGGCTTGCCTCCGTGCGCGCTAATATCCTGACCGCTAATATCTGACGTGGACATGTCATACTGATGCTTTTTCTCATCTAAGATAAGAATGCGTTTTCGGCGCTGCCTATGATTGCCCTTCATTTTCAAGCCCAGAGACATACCAAGCTCAAGTGGCATGTTGAAACGCGGCATACTGGTCATTTTATCCAGCGTGACCGCAGAAATGTCATGAATTCCTCGATCACATTCCGCGATTAGATCGACGATTTTTTTGATGCGCGTCTCGCCTGAATCACTCACGTCCAGTGCCGTTCTTGGCGTAAAGCCACACGCTTTGACGGTGAAAACGATCGCTCGGAATATCTCCAGATATTCTGAATCAAAAGGGCAGTTGATGAAAACCAGCTGGTTTAGCGAATCATTCCGAGAAGACATGAGCCCTCGAGGCATATTCGCGCATCAATAGCTCCAGCTCTTTGGCCCGCTCATCGCTCTTGAAGCTAGGCTTAATCTTTAGGCCACGATATACAAAAAATGGAGCGCCAGATGATGCGACTTGGAGCAACTTGCCCTTGCCACGCTTAGCCAGCACGCCGCGCTTTTTCTTAACAGAGACTTTGACCCGTTTTTCAGCCATGAATCGTTTATGGGGTTAATGAGCGCTCAGCGCAATGGCAATTATCCGCATTATCGAATTCAGGCTAAGTCCGTGCAGAGAGAATACCGCACGTCACTCAGAATTGTTTCTTCTGGAATCAAAGCTGTGCGTCCTGAGTGACAAAATGGGTGTACCCCGCCCCACCTGACACCCCGGTAAACCGTCCCCTTACCTCGCCCCCCGCTGGCCCCCGCGCGCGCGGGCAGGCATCCCATTCCCCATGAACGGAATGGACGCCACGACTGGAAAGCCCATCTCGGGCGATGCGCATCTGGCGCAGTCGGTGGTCGATATCCTCACCACGCCCATCGGCTCGCGCATCATGCTGCGCGATTACGGATCGCTGATCCCCAGCCTGATCGACGCACCGATCAACGCCGCCACCCCCATGCTGATCCGCGCCGCCACCGTGCTGGCCATCCGCCAATGGGAGCCGCGCCTCTCCATCGCCCGCGTCCGCCTGTTCGGCGCGCCCGCTCTGGGCCAGCTCACCATCCAGATCAGCGGGCAACGCGCCGACACCGGCAGGCCCGCCACCCTCTCCCCCATCACCTTCTGAACCGCCGCCTGACGCAAAGGAACCGCCATGCCCCACGGCCTCACCCTCACCGAATCCACCAGCGGGGCGCGCAGCCTCGCCACCTCCAGTATGGCCGTGATTGGCATCATCGCCACCGCCAGCGCGGCGGCAGGCGTGGCCACCACCGCGCTCAATGCGGCCTTTCCGCTGGGCACGCCGGTGCTGATCACCAACATCGCCGAGGCCATCGGCAAGGCAGGCACCGGCGGCACCCTGCTCCCCACGCTCGAGGCCATCGCCGATCAGGTCACCCCGGTTCTGGTGGTGCTGCGCGTGGAGGAAGGCGAGGACGATACCGAGACCAGCACCAACGTGATCGGCGCCATGCCCACCCTGATCGCGGCCAAGAGCGCGGTGGGCGTCCGCCCGCGCATCCTCGGCGCCCCCGGCCTCGATACCGCCACCGTCACCGCCCAACTCGCGATCGCCGCCAAACGCCTGCGGGGCCGTGCCTATGCCCGCGCGATCGGCGAGAGTGATGCCGAGGTCATCACCTATCGGGAAAGCTACTCGGCGCGCGAATTGACGCTGATCTGGCCCAACACCTCGCCGACCTTCATCGGTGACGCCACCGCCCGCGCACTGGGCCTGCGCGCGCGGATCGATGAAGAGACGGGCTGGCACAAGACGATCAGCAATGTCGCGCTCGATGGCGTTACCGCGACGATCCGCAACATTGCCTTCGATCTGCTGGACAGCAGCACCGAGGCGGGCACCCTCAATGATGCCGATATCGTCACGATCATCCGCGAATTCGGCGGCTTCCGCTTCTGGGGCAACACCACCTGCGCGGGCGATGATCATAGCGAATATCGCTTCGAAAGCGCCGTCCGCACGCTCCACGCGCTGCAGGATATCGTGATCGAGGCCTTTGGCCCGTCCTTCGACAAGCCGATGACGGTCGCGCTGGTCAAGGATCTGCTCGAAAGCTGCAACATGAAGTTCAAGGATCTGGCCACTGATGGGTGGATCATGGGCGCCAAGGTGGAACTCGCCGCCACCGGCAACACCAGCGCGGAACTCGCCGCCGGGCGTCCCAAGTTTGCGCTGCGCTTCACCCCCTGCGCGCCTTTCGAAAATCCCACGGTCGATTTTGCCATCACCGAGGAATTCTACAGCGACTTCGCCTCGCAGGTCGCGGCCTGATCACGCCCGATCCCTTTCGTCCCCCTTCTGACAGGAGCGTCCCATGGGCCTGCCTCGCACCCTCAAAAACCTCAACAGCTTCGTCAATGGCGTCGATTATCGCGGCGTCATCGGCGAATTCGAACAGCCCAAACTTGCCGAGGGCACCAATGACTGGCGCGGCGGCGGCATGCCCGGCACCGTCAAGGTCAAGAATGGCCTTGAAGCCATGGAGGCCACGCTCACCTTCGGCGGCCATGAGACCGGCCTTGTCCGCCAGTTTGGGCAGGATGACACCCGCATCCGCCTCGTCTGCGCCTATCAGGCCAACAGCAACAGCGCCCCGCAGGCCGTCGATATCTACATGCGCGGCAGCTTCAACGAGATCGACTTCGGCAAGGACAAGCCGGGCGAGCAGACCGAACACAAATACAAGGCCGACCTCACCTATTACCGCCGCGAGGTGAATGGCCTGGTCGAGGTCGAAATCGACATGATCAACGGCATCTACATTGTCGGCGGCGTCGATCGCTATGCCGAGATCATGGCCATCCTCGCAGGGTAATCCGCCCCCTTTCCAGATCCGGCACGCGGTCCTTTTGCGGGGCGCCGTGCATGCCGGTGGGCCGGTGGCGCCATCCCCTGCCACCGGCCCCTTCCCCGCCCCGCGCATCCTGAAAGCCCCGCTCATGTCCGAAAGCTCCGCCAGCCATACCTTTGCCCTCGTCGCCCCGATCAAGCGCGGCGAGACCTCGATCGAGAGCCTGACCATCCGCAAGCCCAGCGCAGGCCAACTGCGCGGCCTCTCGCTTCAAAGCCTGCTCTCGCTCGACATCACCGCCATCCTCACCGTCACCCCGCGCATCACCATGCCGCCCATCACGCAGGCCGAAGCCGATGACCTCGACCCGGCAGACCTTGCGGAAATCGGGGGCGCGATCCGCGATTTTTTTATGACGCAGGGCGAGAGGAAGCTGCTGGAGATGATGATCGAGCAGCACGCGCCGAAGAGCTGATGGCCGATATTGCCGCCATCTTCCACTGGCCGCTCTCCGAGATTGCGGCCCTCACGCTGGACGAACTGATCCTCTGGCGCGGCCTTGCCGTCGCCAGTTGGGACCGCATGTGGGCGGGCAAGGAAGGTGAGGCATGAGCGACAAGAAGCTCTCGCTGCTGGTCAATTTCATCGGCATCGACAAGATGACCGGGGTGATGAAGAACATCGTGGGCCTTGGCCGCGATGGCTCCAAATCGATCAAGGCGTTGACCGGTGAGACCAAGAAGCTCGATAATCAGTTGCGCGCGGTGCAGGCCGATATGGCCAAGGGCGCGGGCAATATGACGCAACTGATCGAGAAGGAACGCGCCCTCGAGGCGCAGCTTGCCCAGACCAACCGCCAGCTCGAGCGCCAGAAGAGGCTGGCCGCGATCCGCGCCGATGCCAATGTGATTACCCGGCGCGGCGCCGATCTGCGCCAGCGCGGGCAGGACAATGTGCTGGGCGGCGTCGGCATGGCCACCCCCTTCATCCTCGCCAGCAAGGCCGCGATGGATTTCTCCAGCGGCATGGTCGATATCCAGCAGAAGGCGGAACTCTCGAACGAGGAAACCGCCCGCATGGCCGCGCGCATTCTCGACCTGTCGAAAGTAGCTCACCAATTGCCCGAGGATATGCGCAGCGGCATCGACACGCTCGCGGGCCTCGGCCTCGATCCGCGCAAGGCCATCGAAATGATCGGCCCCATCGGTCGCCTCGGCACCGCCTTCAAGGTCGAACTGGCCGATGGCGCCAATGCGGCCTTTTCCAACCTCAACAACCTGAAAGTGCCGCTGGGTGAGACCGCACGCGCGCTCGATATCATGGCCGCCTCGGGCAATGCCGGGGCCTTCGAGGTCAAGGATATGGCCCGCTGGTTTCCCTCGCTCACCGCGCAGATGCAGGCGCTGGGGCAAAAGGGCACGCCTGCGGTCGCGGATCTGGCCGCCGCGCTCCAGATCGCCCGGCGCGGCGCGGGGGACGCCGATCAGGCCGCCAACAATATCCAGAACCTGCTTTCCAAGATCCAGTCGCCCGAGACGGTCAAGAAATTCGCCAAATTCGGCATCGACCTGCCCAAGGCGCTCAAAAAGGCCGCGCGCGAGGGCAAGACGCCCTTGGAAACCATCGCCGATCTGACCCAGAAGGCCACCAAGGGCGACACGGCCAAGATGGGCAATCTGTTCGAGGATATGCAGGCCCAAGGGGCTCTCCGCTCGCTGATCCTCAACATGGACGACTTCCGCAAGATGCGCGCCGATATCGCCAAAAGCGGCGGCACCGTGGACAAGGCCTTTGCCCAGCGCGAGGCGCAGGACGCCAGCATCAAATGGCGCGACTTCATGGGCGCGGTGCAGCGTCTCGGCATTGTGTTGGGCAATGGCTTCCTGCCCGCTGCCACCGGCTTCCTCACGACCGCCGATGGCATGATCAGCCGGGTGGTCGCTTTTGCGCAGGCCAACCCCGGCCTCACCTCGACCCTGATGACGCTGCTGGGCGGTCTGGTGGCCGCGCGCATCGGCATTGGCGCGCTCCAATTTGCCTTTGGCGGTCTGCTCGGCCCGGTAGCCACCGGCTATCGGCTGCTCAAGCAGTTCGAGACGCTGGGCGGCGTGGTCGCCATCTTCCCCCGGCTTGCGGGCGGCATGTCCTTTCTGGGCAGCGCCGCTGCGTCGGTGCCCGGCATCATCACCGGCCTGCTGGTGGCCCTGCGCGGGCTGGCCGCCTTCATGCTCACCAATCCGGCAGGCTGGTTCCTGCTGGCCGTGGGCGCGGGCGTGGCCGCCTATCAGAATTGGGACTGGATCAAGGAAAAGTTGGGGCTGGGCGGCGCGCCCAAGCCCGGCGCGCAGGCCCCCGCCCCCAAAGCCAATTGGGCCGGGGCCAAACCTGCTAACCCCTTCCCCGCTCTCGCCCCGATCCGGCCCGCTGCCGCCGGTGTTGGCGCTGGCGCTGCCGGGCGCGGCCCGGTCACCATCAACGTCCATCCCGCCCCCGGCCAGAGCGAGGAAGAAATCGCCCGCCGCGTGATGCTCAAAATGGACCATGCGCAGGGCGTGGCGGCACGATCCAACATGAACGCAGGAGATGGTCGCTGATGGCCGATCTGACTTCCACCAGCCTGACCGATCTGGGCAACCCGGTCACGATCAGCCAGCGCGACCTGCTCTCGCCCGCCGTGCTGATGTCGCTGGGCCTGTTCACGTTTGGGATGGAGCAGGCAGCTTACGACCAGCTCTCGCGGCGCATCAACTGGCGGCATGAGCAGAATGACCGCTTCCTTGCCCGCCCTGTCAGCCAGTTTGCCGGGCCGGGCGACGATCATGTCAGCATCGCGGGCACGATCATTCCCGAGGTCGCGGGCCATTACGGCGCGCTTACCTTCCTGATCGAGATGGGCGATACCGGCGACGCCTTCCCGCTGCTCGATGGCCTTGGCACGCTCTGGGGCTTCTATCGCATCGATGCCATCGACCAGGCGCACAAGGTCATCATGGCGGGCGGCATCCCGCGCATGGTGGATTTCTCGCTCGAACTCTCGCGGGTGGAATGATGGCGGCGAATAAAGCGGGCCTGCGCCTTAAGCTCGAAAATGGCACCGATCTGGCCGACAAGATCGACCCGCGCTTCCTCTCGCTCACCTTGGTGGAAAAGCGCGATGGTTCCGCCGACGAGCTGACGCTCTCGCTGCAAAATGCGGACGGCAAGCTGGCCGTGCCCAGCGCGGGCCAGATCCTCAGCCTCGCGCTGGGCTGGGAAAGTCGCTTCGATGCCTTTCCGGTGGGCCTTGTCGACAAGGGCCGGTTCCGTGTCGATGAGGTCGAGGAGAGCGGCCCGCCCGACCAGATTGTCATCCGCGCTCGCTCGGCGGATCTGGCCGGCACCTATGCCAAGCGCCGCAACCGCGTCTGGCATGACACCACGCTGGGCGCGCTGATCAGTGAAATCGCCGCGCGCCACGGCATCACCGCCCGCGTCCACCCCGATCTGGCCGCCCAGCCCATTGAGGCGCTGGAGCAGCACAACAAGTCCGACATGGCGCTGGTACAGGATCTGGGCAAACGCTTCGATGCGGTGGCGACATGGAAAGACCGCAAGATCCTGATCCTGCCCAAGGGCGGAACCACCACGGCGGGCGGGAAGAGCATTCCGACGATCACCCTGACGCGGCAGGATGGCTGGAACTGGCGCTTTATCCGCGCCGAGCGAGGCGGGCAGAAGGGCGTCGAGGCGCAATATCACGATGGCGCATCCGGCGCGCGCAAGACGGTCTCGCAGGGGGCAGGCGATGCCTACCGGCTCAAACACATCTACGCCAGCAAGAGCAGCGCCACCCGCGCCGCCAAATCCAACCTCGCCAAGCGCCTGCGCGCCAAGAGCAAGTTCGAATATTATCTGGCTGTGGCCGATTGCCGGTTGCGGCCAAATCAGGGCGTGACGCTCAAAGGCTGGAGCAAGGCGGTCAGCGATACCAAGTGGCTGATAGAGAGCGTCGAGACGACGATGGCGGACAAGGGCCTGCGGCAGATGGTCAGGTTGGAGGGGGCGTAGTGCCCCTATATTAACATCTCCGCGATCACATCGATCCGTGGCGAGCTGGCAAACATTCAGTGGCGAGTGAAGCCAATGTTATGCCCTACTGGTTAGCTGCTTCCGTATGCAGCAACCAAAAGCCTCAGGTATCCAAATTTCTCCTTCGCTAACTCCATTGTCTGAAGGCGCAAATCGGGGGCGGCCCTGCCAACAAACTCCATGGGCATTTCGACGCCATGGAAGTTTTATCGGCATTTCGCTAACCATTTGAAAAATCAATAATACCTACAAGATGAAGTATCAAATTCCAGACATTTCCGCCTGCACTCCTTTATCCGGCGCCTAAGGCGATGACAACCACGCTGAATAGGAAGCCACTGGTCAAAAAACGCAATGGGACTGCCATGCATGTTGCGGCTAACACCACCATTTTTGCGACTTGTCACCGGCAGGAAATTTGAACGGATAGAACACAGCATGCCGCTCAGTTACGAGCGAAACAGAGTCCGACTGCCGATTGCAACCGATCTGGTAATTTTTGTCAATCTGACCACGAAGAATCCTAGCATTCTCGCCAATTTTGTGCTGTTCAATAATGTGCAGTGAAGTCGTATCATACCAATGCTTTGGTCCGTATGACATGGGGAGATAGTTTGTGTTCGGAATTGCATTTTTGGAGCAGGTCGCTCCCACCTCACAATGACACCGTCGCGTATTACCTTTCAGACTAGAGCGAGGACAATCGACCATCTGGGTCGCGGGCAGATAGCTGACTGTCCGACAGCCGTTAGCGAGCTTTGGAAGAATGCATACGATGCTTATGCTGATGCTGTGTCTTTGCATATTTACGATGGCGCAACTCCAATTGCCGCGATTTTTGACGACGGCATTGGAATGTCCAGAGAAGATTTTCTCGAGCGCTGGTTGGTTGTCGGAACTGACTCAAAAATTCGTAATGACTCCGATCGCACAGATATACCGCCCGGACATTTACCCCGCCCACGCCAAGGTGAAAAAGGCATCGGGCGCTTATCAGCTGCATTTTTAGCTCCTGTTACCCTCATTCTATCGAAACGTAGGGAGCACGATTTTGCGGCAGTAATGGTCGACTGGCGTTTATTCGAAAATCCGTTCCTTGCACTTGAAGACATTGCAGTCGCCGTTGAAAGCTTCAAGAGCTTAGATGAGCTCACTCCGCTTTTGACATCGATGCGATCGACACTTGCAGCGAACGTAGCCCCTAGTAACGATGACCCTCGCTGTGATCGACTGGTAGATGCATGGACCCGTTTTGACGATTATGAACGATCTATCGGTCTTGTTGAGACTACATCAGATCGAATATTATCATTCCAAGACGTTGTCATCTCAGATCGTCATTTGCTAGATTGGCCAGCTTATGGAGGCGCCAAAGAGACAGGCACCGCAATTCTCTTGCTAGGCGTCCACCGCGAGCTTTCTGTACAGGTTAGCACCTCTGCTTCGGATGACGATGCAGAGATTCAGACCGTGCGCTTGGATTTGATCAGGACGCTGACCGGCTTCACTGACCCATTTCAAGAGCGCCGCGAGGCATTCGATTACGAGGTGGTAATTCATCAAGGTGGATTTCGGCGATCATTGGTAAGTGCAAATGACGTATTTGGCCTTGATGAGTTTCGTTCACTTGAACACTCGATCGAAGGGGACTTTGACGAAGCGGGTGTGTTTCGGGGAAAGTTGAGAGTTTTTGGCAAAGATAGAGGCGAAATCGTCCACGTCCCCCGCAGGCCACCTCCACGCGCTGCACGTGAGCGCTTAGGCCCATTCTCATTCTGTATCGGCACATTCGAAGTAATGGCTGATAGTTCGACGCATTCCGATGAGATCCATGCAGCCATGTACGCGAAGGCGGAAAAATACGGCGGCGTTTACGTCTATCGAGATAATTTGCGAATTATGCCCTACGGAAATCCGGAGGCCGACTTATATCAAATCGAAGAGAGGCGATCTAGACACGCGGGGCGTAACTTCTGGTCACATCGCCGCAGTTTTGGGCGCACTGCTTTTAATAGAGAAAATAACCCTAACCTACGTGACAAGGCTGGTCGCGAGGGATTGGTCGACAATCGCGCATTTCGCGAACTTCAAATACTTGTAACGGATTTGCTAAGCACCGTGGGCAAAAGGTATTTTGGCACGGATTCTGACATACGTAATGATGAATTGCCTGAAATTCAAAAGCGTAACAAACTGGCAAAGGAAGCCGCGAATAAGTCCACTCGCGCTAGATCTTCGACATTCAGGCGTTTTTTAAAAGAAAATGCCGACGCGACCCGCCATGCGGTTGCGCATTCAGTTGCACTTCGCCAACGGCTCGCGGTCGCCATAGAAGTCCAAGACGCAGGAGAAGTTGCAATCATCGCTGATGAAGTCGAAAAGCTTCAACAAGATCGCGACCGCTTGCGACTTCCGCCACTTCCAGCCCGCCTGGGAGATCAAGAGGTTGCCTACCGACGCTACAGAGACGATTATCGGGCACTTAGTGCCACTAGCGAGTCTCTAGGGAGCGAGTTGTCTGCGGCCTTGGAAAGCCTTCGCGTCGAGGATCCAGAAGATGTTGCAACACGAAGGTTGCACAGCAACCAATCGAGGTTAAGCGCAAAAATCGACCGTTACCGTCGCACGATCGATGGGCAGATGGTCGAATTGCGTGGCAAATGGCACTCACAGGCGGAATCTGATTTCAAGCAATACTATCTGCGCGCCAGTCCTCTATTAGGGGATCTTGGGAATGGGTTACGTCTATCAACAGTGCTGAATGGATTAGATGCCATCGCTGCCGAGCTCGATGAAGACTTTGCGGCCCGTTATGAGCCGTTTTTGAGAGCACTAGAACAACTGCGCAATGACATCGACCTAGATGGAGCCTTAACTGTCACCGAGAATGAGCGTGTACAGCTAGATCGCCGTGTCAATGAATTCAATGTTCTGGCACAAATGGGAATCGCGATCGAAATCATCGGGCATGAGCTTGATACAATGGATGCTGAAGTACGCCGTAATCTGCACCGACTTCCACAGGAAATTAAAAAAAGTGATGCGTTTCGCCTAGCCTTTGAGGCACACACTGCGATTACCGAACGCCTCCGATTTTTAGCCCCCTTAAGACTTGCAGGCTACCGCTCTCGGGAGACAATCACCGGTGAGTTTGTAGCAAATTTCGTTGAGAACTTCTTTCAGCGCCGATTTAAAGATGATCGGATAATTTTTGAAGCAACGAAATCATTTCGCTCCATCCGAGTGACAGACTTAAGGTCTCGACTCCTTCCGGTTTTTATCAATCTAGTTAATAACGCGCTATATTGGGTGAGATTTGTCGATAATCGGAAAATTACGCTCGACTGTGTGAACGACCTCGTTGTGCTTGCGGACTCCGGTCTAGGCGTTGATCCCGACGATGTAGCCAACCTCTTTGATCTGTTCTTTACACGCCGTACGAATGGACGCGGTGTAGGATTACATCTTTGCAAACTGAACCTTGCTGTATCACATCATGACATCCGTTATGCTGGACAAGATGATCCAAAAATCCTGCCCGGTGCCAATTTTATCATAGAGTTTCGAGGCATGACCCATGGCTGAGCTAGCCACCTACGAAGACGCAATAGTTGAAACCCTGCGAAAAAGAGCAGTGCAGTCTGCCATCTTGATCGATGATCGCTTTCCGACTTACATCGACCTGCTCGCCATGCAGGACCAAGATGAAATTCGTGAAAATTTTCAAGACGTGGATGATGCTAGGCGCCTCTACCGCCTTATGCATGAAAATAAGATTGTCTGTGACGTAGAAAACGTTGTTGGACATGTGGATGATGCGTTCTTGGAAAAGATCCGGAAGAGTGATCTGGTGGTACTCGACTGGAATTTAAATCCTAATGATCATGGAGATTGCGAAAGCGCCGTCAATGTCCTCTGCGGACTTTCAATTAGCCCGCACTTTAATTTAGTTGTAATCTACACCCGCGACGAACTAGATCAAGTTTGGACGCGTTCCGCAGTTCGCTTGCATGGCGGCTGGCGTGAAAAAGAAGATCTCGGAAACGATCTTGATCTCGGCGGCCAAGACTTGGATCAATTATTGGAGGATATCGATCCAGATGGTCATGTGAATTTCGTTACTGATGAAATGCTGCAAAATTTCGTTCAAGGAGGATTAAAGAAAATAAAAAATTACAAGGATTTAATTAATGACCTCGTAAAACAAACCGGTATTCCAGCCAAATCAGGATCTGAGCTGCTTACGATTCTGATTCATCGAGCAGCCATCAAACGGCATGGCGCTTTAGCTGACGGCTCATGCGCTCGGGTGATCGAAGGAAGCCCCGGCGGAAATTCCCGCTACATCAATGTTGGGAGCCTCTTTGTTTGTCTAGTATCTAAGCCTGTCGGAGATGAGCAGGCTGAACAAACCATTTTTGATCACCTGGACCGGGCTCTGGTCACTTGGAACCCGAGCGTCTTACAACTTCTGGTGTCTGAACTCCAAAATGAGCTAGAGCACCACTCGTATGCATTCGACCACTCCCGCATGCCATCCAACAAGCTAAAGGCTGGTTGGATGTACCATATGCTTCGCATGCATTGCGGAGCTGATGGAGGGAAAGAAGCAGTTTTGGAGGCGCTAAACCTGCGCTTAATCGAGACAATTGAAGAGTCTATCCGTGGACAAATGTCCGTTCCGACATCGAACCTGAGTCGGTTTGGGCAATGTGTAACTCAGCTTGCAGTAACTCCATTCGGAGATCTTGAAACCAAGTCAGAAATCGATTTGGTTAGGGATGCAGTTGCCGCTGCTGGCTTGGACTTCAATGAAAGCATGCCATGTGAGGTACTGCATGCCCTAAACGAATATCTCTCTGCAGATCCATTCCGAGGCGGCCACGTCACGGTTGGCTCCATTTTGTGCGATGCGAGCAAAGACCACTGGTGGCTGTGTGTCTCGCCTGCCTGCGACATGGTGCCACGTAAACACAGTGATGAATTTAGCTGGCAATTTTCGGTGCATCCATTCAGGCCAATGACCTTGTTAAAGCTTGAAAAAGGACGCCCTAGTAGCGTGCTCGCAGAAGCCGAGCAGGGAGCAGCAATTTTTGTTACTGTAGGGGAAGATCACATATTTCTTCGTGCGACAGAGGCAAAGACACGGCAACCACGTCCGATCACTTGCTTGCTTGAGAAAAATGGATTTACTGGTCACGATGTTTGGCAAAAGTATGGCTTCGCATTCCACGAGTTAAAACCGAATGAGGATGAACTACGCTCTGTGCGCACGGAAGTTTTCGCAGTCAGTCAGTTGCGACCGCACTATGCTGCGCGCTTTCAGCATTTAGCAGGTGGTCACCAGTCCCGCATTGGTGTCGATTATGTGCGATATGGAAAATCTGGGTCTGACGGATAACGGCCCTTACTCTTGACCAAAGGCCCTAGAGAAGCTGCTCTGGCTGGTTGCATGTGGGTAAAATTTCGTGTCAAGGGGGCTAATGACGTGGAAATTGATCGATCTATTTTGTGGGGCTGGCGGTATGTCGCTGGGCTTCACGGACCCCCGTTTCTGCGGAGGTTTCAGCAGCGTGGTCGCGGTTGACAGCGATGCTGCTGCGATCGCCACTCATCAAGAAAATTTTGACGGTGAGTCAGTGTGCGGCAATATCGCAGACTGGCTCGAACATTCCGATGTGCCGCTTGCCGACGTAGTGATTGGCGGGCCACCATGCCAAGGGTTTAGCCTCCTCAACATGAAGCGCAGCGGGGATGCCAGACGCGCCCTTTGGGAGCCCTTTCTGGATGTTGTTGCTCGTTCAAATGCTCGCATCTTCGTTATGGAGAATGTTGCAGAACTATTTCGTTCTGGCGAACTGGATGGAATTCGCAGCCGTGCTGTTGAACTTGGCTTTCAAACGAAGGCTGCTATTTTAAATGCAGCAGATTACGGTACGCCGCAGAATCGTCGACGCACAATTGTTGTAGGATGGAAGGATAGCCTTTGGCAGCCTGAATTTCCTCCACTAAAAACTCATGCCGAACCAAGTCTTGGCTTGAATTTACCGCCATGGCGTACCGTGCGTGATGCGATCGCAGACTTGCCTGCGCCTGTTAAATTAGAAATTGGGGGACCCGCACCTCTGAACCTTCATATTCGGAGGACACCAACGGAAAAAAGCATAGCACGGTATGAAGCTGTCCCCCCCGGAGGGAACCGTTTCGACCTCCATCGCAATGCTCCAGAACTCACTCCAAGCTGCTGGATACGGAAAACATCAGGTGGTACAGATCTATTTGGAAGGCTGTGGTGGGATCGCCCATCGGTTACCATTCGAACTGAGTTTTATAAGCCTGAAAAGGGTCGCTACCTTCATCCAGAGGCTCACCGCCCGATCACTCATCGCGAAGCGGCACGACTGATGGGTTTCCCTGATGACTTTAGGTTCATCGGAACAAAGGTAGAAATTGCGCGCCAAATAGGAAACGCAGTCCCACCGCCACTAGCGGGCGCACTCGGCCGATTGGTGGCGGATATGCTGGCGCCTATGGCAAACAGGACTTAATATATTAAATTAAACAGTTGAGAGATTTAGGTACTTCTAAAAGCACTGACTTTAGGCGTCTGCGTAGGCAGAACTAACAGCAGATTATGTGGGGATTTTGTCCCAGATGAGACCGACTGGTCCGACCTTAGCACCAGTCACTAATCGCTCCCAATTATTGCTCACCCCGTCAGTGCTAACGGGTCTGAGCAAAACGTCACATCTTCCGAACCACCGCGACAATCCTGCCGATTATGTGAACATCTTCCGGCATGACGAAGCGCGAGCGAACGGATTGGTTATCGGAAATAATTTCGATCTGGCCTCCACGGGCCGGGCCGATACGCTTGATCATACCCATGCCTTCATAGGTCATGGCCCAGATCAGATCGGCATTGTCCACCACCTGCTGGCGCCGGTCGATCAGGACGATGTCGCCGCTCACCATGGTCGGCTGCATGGAATCTCCAACCGCATGGGCGAAGAACAGATCTTCTGGCGGACTATGGGTAAAGGCACGCAGCCATTCGCGCGGAAAATGCTGAACCTTGTAGTTTGGCTCGCTGTCGAGAAAACTCGCCCCCATGCCCAGCGTGAGATCGAACTCGCGAACAGGTACAAGCCCTAAGTCTTCAGCCACAACCTCAATGGAAGGCGGCGCGACATAGCCTTCGCTAGGATCGTCAGTTTCACCTGACAAATAAGCAGGTGTCGTCCGCAGCTCCGCCGCGATCTTATGGAGATATTTTGTCCCCACTTTATTACGATTAATCAGATTGTTGATTGTCGGCTGTGCGACGCCGACACGGCGCGCCAGTTCTGCCTGAGACAGATTAAGCGCCTTCAATTGGCTATTGATTCGGTCCCCGATGCTCACACAAACTGAGCTATAGAAACAGCTATAGCTCGCCATATCGTATTTGATATTGACTTACCTATAGCTTTTGAAATACCCATGCGGACATGTCCAACGCGCCCACACCCTTTGAAGCCCTGCAAGCCGCGCTTAACAAGGCTGGCTCGCAATCCGCCCTCGCCCGCATTTGCGGCGTTTCGCAACCCACAGTCTGGAAATGGCTGCAAACCCGCCGCCTCCCACCGATCCATGTATTGGCTGTCGAAACCGCCACCGGGATTTCCCGCCATCACCTGCGCCCTGATATCTATCCCGCTGAAATCCCCGCCGCTCCGGCCCGCTTTCTGGACGTAGATCATGGCGCCTCCCTCGTCGCGTTCAATCGCGGCACGGCTTTGCGTGACGGAGCCTCGGCATGACCCTGCGCCGCGAACCGCTCACCTATGAAAACACGATGCTGGCCGTGGCCAAGGTGCTGGGCTGGGATACGGTCGCGGGCATCTGCGGCGTGTCCTCGCGCTCGGCGCGCTATTGGGCCGAACCGGAATGCCAGAAACAGATCCGTATGATCGACGCCGAAAGGCTCGACCGCGCCTATATCGAGGCGGGCGGCGATCACCGGCCCTTTCACCGGCTGATGACGATGCGTCTGGATATTGCCGATATGGCTGCCAATGCCGGGCTGGCCGATCTGACCACGCTCACGGCCATCGTGGCCAAGGAAGCGGGCGAAGCCGTCTCGGCCCTGATCATCGCGGCCCAAACGGGCGACCGCGCCAGTATCCGCAACGCCCGCAAGGAAGCCGAGGATGCCATCCACGCCCTGCATGCCAGTGTGGCCGGCATCGAAAGCCGCGAGGCCCACGCATGAGCGGCGAAGGCGCGCTGGGCCATCGCCCGCTGGTCTATGCGCCGCTCGAATTCCGCCTGCGCTCGGGCGGGGGACAGGCGAAGGGCAAGGCTTTCATCACCTGCCCCAAATGCGATGCGCCGATGTTCATCCGCCGGTCCGAACGCCAGACCGAGACCGTCAAACATATCGATGCCCATTGCACCAACACCGGCTGCACCATGACCGGCATGTTTGAGCTGGTCTTTGTCCACTTCTTCAATCCCGGCCTTCTCGACCGCGCCGATCTCAAGCTCAAGGCCTGCCCGCGCGATCAAATCCCCCACGTCCTGCCGCCCCCGCGTGAGGAGGCCGACGATGGGCAAATTTCCATGTTCGATCCCTCCTGACAGCGAGGCCCACCATGCCCAAAGCCGCTTTCATCATCGCCACGACCGCCCTGCTTTTCACCACCGCGCTGCTGGCCGTTGACCGCGTGATCGCGGGCGCCGTGCAATGCAGCGCCCTTGCCTGCCTCAACGCGTGATGGCCTGCCCAGAGCCGCCCTCACGCGGCGCCTTTCTCTGGAGCATCGCCCTCCTGCTCGGCGCCCTCTCCGGCGCAGCCTTGGCCGAACTCACCGCCCTTCCCCGCCCTGCGGGTCGCACCGCCCCGATCAGCGCCCAAGGCGCGGTCGGGGCACCCTTGCCGGGCGTCACCGCATGACGCGCCCATGGAAACCCGAAGGCTGCGCCGATTGCGGCCTGCTCCACCCCACCCACAGCCTCAACGGATCGCACGGCCCATGGCGCTGCCGCGATTGCCATGTCGAGGCGCAGAAAAAGAACAGAAAGGCCGCCTGATGCCGAGCACCGATCCGCCCGTTCCGAATCGAATCGCGGAAATCATCTTTGCCTTTGCCCGCGAAATGGCCGCCGACGAAAACCTCTTCCAGAACATCAAAGACGAAACCGAACCATGCATCGCTGCGCCATCTACGCCCGCTTCTCAACCGACCGACAGTCCGAAACCTCGGCGGAAGACCAGATCCGCGAATGCACCCGCTTTGCCGAAAGCAAGGGTTGGCAGGTCGTCGAAACCTATCACGATCTTGCCATGTCAGGGGCAAACAACCGGCGCCCCGGCCTGAACCAACTGCTGGCTCATATTCAGGAACGCCGCTTCGATACTTTGCTGGTCGAGGATCTCGACCGCATCGCGCGCGATCTTGAAGACGTGGCCGGGATTTTCAAACGTGTCCGCTTCGCAGGCGCCCGCATCTGGTCGCTCTCTGCTGGTGAAATCTCACAGCTTCACATCGGCCTGAAAGGCACGATGGATGCCATGGAGCTGGAGAAAATGGCGGACAAAATCCGCCGTGGTCAGCGCGGCTCGGTGGCGCGCGGGCGCATCCCCGGCGGGCGGACCTATGGCTATGACGTGGTTCGACAGCTCAACGACCGGGGTGAGCTGGATCGCGGATTGCGGTCCATCAACCCGGAACAGGCCGTCATTGTCCGCCGCATCATGGAAGAATATGCCGATGGCCGTGGCCCCAAGGCTATCTGTCGCAGCCTGAATGCCGAAGGCATCCCGTCCCCCAATGGCGGCGAATGGAGCGTGTCGGCCATTGTCGGCTCGGCAAGCCGCCGGATCGGCCTGCTCCAGAACCCGATCTACACCGGACGCTTTGTCTACAACCGGGTCAAGATGGTCCGTAACCCGGAAACGCGCAATCGGGTGAGCCGCGTCAACAATGTCGAGGAACACGCCGAGACCTACATTCCCGAAATGCGGATCATCAGCGACGAATTGTGGGATCGGGTCACGGCCATCCGCACAGCGCGCTCAAATGGCCCCCTTGTTCGAGCCAAACGCCCCCGCCACCTGCTCTCGGGTCTGGTCCGCTGCGGCGTGTGCCAGGGCGGCTTTGCCGTCTATTCGGCCAACCGCCTTGGCTGCAACAGCCATCGACGCGGCGGCAATTGCCCGAACAACCGCACAATCACCGTGCAGGAATTGCAGACCCGCGTCATGGCCGGGCTTGAGGACAAGCTGCTCGCCGACGATGCCGTGGCGCTCCTGCTCAAGCAATATCAGACCGAACGCGACCGGCGCCTGCGGGAAGGCGGCAAAACGCGCACCTCGAAAGAAAAGCGACTGCGCGAGACCGAGGCTGCGATTGCCCGTCTGGTGTCGGCCATCGCTGATGGCGGCGCCGACTTCACCGAGATCCGCGCGGTGCTGAACGAAAAGAAGCTCGAACAGCAACGCCTTCGAGCCGAATTGGCCGACGAGCCGCCCATGCCCGAACTGTCGCTCAACCCCAAGGTGGCCAAAGCCTACCGCGAAAGGGTAAAGGCTCTCCTCTCCGGCCTACGCACCGAGGAGATCACCGACAGCTCTGCCTCAGGCCAAATCCGCGCGCTGATCCACACGGTTCACGTCTCGCCGGGCGAGCGCAAATGCAAAGTCGAAATCCTAGGATCGCTGGAAGCCGCACTGGCTCTGGCCAATACCAAAACAGCAAAGGCGGTGCCTACAACTGTTAAGGTGGTAGCGGAGGAGGGACTCGAACCCCCGACACGCGGATTATGA